GTTCCTCAAGATTTTATCAGAGGATCTCAACGCATGCACGTCTTCCTTAACCCTACCTCCTCGTTGGGAGGCTCGCTAGAACTACCATTCTTTTATCCGAAGAATAATTGGCGAGTTCCCTATAATGAGTGGAAGGAAATGGGAGAAATTGTGATAGCATCTATTAACGATTTGAAACATGCAAACGGTGGAATAAATCCACTTAACATTACAGTCCTTGCATGGGCAGAAGACGTGAAATTTGCAATCCCCACTAGGCTTCCACCTGGTGAGGAAGTCATAACTACTCCCGAAGCTGGAATGTCGTCTGACGAACACAACGTTGATGTCATTTCTCGACCAGCCTCAAATATGGCCCGAATAGCTGGTGCACTATCAAATGTACCAGTAATAGGACCGTATGCAAAGGCGACCCAAGTCGGTGCCTCTGGCATCGCACGTATCGCAAAAATATTTGGTTACTCAGCCCCGAACAATTTAGAATATGAATTGATAGAACCCCGAGCCAAACACAGTTTGGCAGTCACTGATACCAAACAATCTGCGCACAAAGTTACAGTAGATAGTAAGCAAGAATTAACTATCGACCCCCGAACTACGGGTATTCGTGCTGATGACGAATTACCCATAGCATCCATAGCAGGAAGAGAGTCTTACCTTACCACCTTTAATTGGGACCTTACAGATGATCCTGATCTGCACTTATTTAATATTCGTGTGGATCCGGGATTAATCGGTCGCAATGGTAGTGAGTGGCACTTTACTGCACCAGCATTTGCTTGTTTACCGTTCCAGTATTGGAGAGGAACAATGAGATTTCGATTTCAAGTAGTATCGAGCGAATACCACAAAGGGAGATTACGTATAGCATATGATCCAGCTCAAGGAGCAAATACCACTGAGTTTAATACGAATTATACCACGATCCACGATATCTCGGAATGCAAAGATTTCACAGTAGATGTCGGATGGGGCCAAGAAACCCCATACCGAAGATCTTACGCATGGAATGTTGGCTCCGAATACGGAACAATCCCCCTAACCCTCAATCAACAATATGGAAATGGTGTTTTGAGTGTTTATGTACTTAATAAACTCACAGCACCAGGTACCTCAGTTGATCCTATACAGATCAACGTCTTTGTTTCCATGTTGGAGGATTTTGAAGTTGCAGCGCCCGATGAGTCAATAACCTTTCTAAAGTTCAAAGAGCCTGTAGCACCACCCCCACCAGTATCGTTTGCTGATGTGATAACCACTCCCGAAGCGGGAGTAAGCGATGATGCCGATTGTGGCCAAGACGCACCCATCACGGACCCTGAATCAATAGATTCCATGGCAGACGGGAGTTTAGATGATCCACTCACGACGAAAGTCTTTATGGGAGAAGTGGTTCCATCTTTCCGTTCATTGCTGAAGCGAACGTATAAGTCCGACATCCGTCTTATGCCTGAGACAGATTCTACCTCTATGATAAGTTACTCTTTGAGTTCTTTTCCTACAGTAGGTGGATTCTACGAGGGACAAACCCCATTAGAGGGTTCTGTTCTTTTAACTTTTCAGGATGGGCGATTCTACAATCCGAGTATAACTACTCTAATGAATTACTTGAGTAGAGCATTTCTTGGATGGCGAGGATCAACCAGATGGACAGTCGACACTTCTGGCGTCAATGTCGCTGGATCGACACAAGGCGGATCTAGTGAGTTGTTCAACAGTATTTCTTATTCTTTTTCCCGAAAGAATGATTATACAAATTCTCGAACCATCACTTCAACCGAAGCACTCAATATAAACAGTGTTGCCCAAAGTTTTAATAACGCTACGCGTGGGCAGTCAACGAGAGGATTGGCATTAGGAAATACAAATGTTAATCCAGTACAAACTGTGGAAGTTCCTTACATGGAAAATAAACGGTTTTCTTACACCTTTCTCGAAGATAACTATAGTTCAGTGAACAGAGGTCCTGGGTGGGACTTCTCACTGATCTACCCGAAAGGGGGTGATACATTAACACAGAATACATTGACGTTCTATGTTTCAGGAGGAGAAGATTTTAATTTCTTCTTTTTCAATGGATTACCTCCAGTTTATTTTGAAGCCGAATACCAGCCCGATCAGGCTGGGTAGAGTGCTCGACCCCGATTTAAGAGCGGGTTATAATCTCTTAAAAACACGCCCCACTTAGGAGGGGGCGTTAAATAAATACTCCTAGAAAGAACGATACGCGGGAGCAGCGTATCACGGTGAATGTAAAAGTTCGTCGTCCGAATGTTTCGAAGTATAAAGTGCTAAATTTTTACTTTCCGTTCATTCGGGAAGATGTTTATTAGTGCTCTTACTTTACAGAGACTGCCGGGATTAGCAATATTCTCAGATCAGG